GAACAGGCCGCCATTGTGATCGGTGCGTTTATCTTGATACTTTTATTTTTGGGCATCATTATTGGAATTACTGAGTTCCAAGAATACTGCTTAAAAGTTAGGTGCGGTCGGTGAATGAGTATCAGAAGACCTTTGATGAATTGCTCAAATGGTGGATAAGGGGAGCAATTGCGTTTTATGCGCTTGGATTTTTGCTCTTCCTGCCTGATGACATCTCGAATAAGATTATGGATAAACTTCTTGGAATGATTGGACTATAAATGCTTACTTTGCTATCAACTTTAATCTCTTTCTTGATGGGCGGTTTGCCCAAGTTACTAGAGTTCTTCCAAGGTAGGCAAGACAAAGCCCATGAGTTAAACCTTGCTCAGATGCAGATTACTCGTGAGTTAGAACTTCGTAAAACTGGCTTTGAAGCACAGGAAAGAATTGAGCATATTAAGTCTGAACAACTAGAGACTCAAAGTGCTGCCAACACAGCGCAGACCTTGATTACTGCCCAACAAGCTGAGATGCAAGCAGTCTACGCTCACGATACCTCACTTAACGAGGGAACATCTGAGTGGATGAAAAACCTTAGAGCAAGTGTTCGCCCTGTCATTACTTATGGATTCTTTTTCCTGCTAGTTTTTGTTGACGTAGGATTGTTTGCCTATGGCTGGAATCGTGGTGTGTCCTTTACCGAGTTAGCTGAGATGTTGTGGGACTCTGACACCCAAGCCCTGTTTGCTTCTATCATTGCCTTTCACTTTGGTGGTCGGGCTTTTGGCAAATGAATATCTCAGCCAAGTGCTTACACATGATTCGTCACCACGAGGGTGTGAGACAGAATCCGTATAAATGCCCTGCAAAATTGTGGACTTGTGGCGTGGGCCACGTTATGTTTCCAGAGCAAGGCAAGCTAAAGATAGACCAAAGGGATGCTTTTGTTCCCCCACCAGAAGCAATGCGTAAATACAGCATGGAGGAAGTCGATGCAATACTTAGGGCAGACCTTGCTAGGTTTGAGAAAGGCGTGGCTACTTATTGTCCTGTTGCTCTTACTCAAGGACAGTTTGATGCGTTGGTATCCTTTTCTTTTAACGTAGGACTTGGCACTCTACAGAGATCTACCTTGCGCCAAAAGGTACTGCGTGGGGATATGGATGGTGCGGCAGATGAACTCTTGAAGTATTGCATGGCAGGTGGCAAGGTCTTAAAAGGTCTTCAAAAGCGAAGAATTGATGAACGAGCCTTATTCCTTAATTAAAGTGACATAAATAAAAGATTTAATTTCGACCATGCCGAACATTCCTACTGCTGAAGACGCTAAGTTGTTTGCACAAAGTGTCCGAAAGTGGCAGCAGGTGCTAAGTCTTGGTGATTGGAGAATAGAGAAGGGAAGCAAGCCAGCAAAGGCTGCAATGGCTTCTGTTGAGTTTAATGCTTCTGCTAGGTTAGCTACCTACAGGTTAGGTGACTTTGGTGCTGAGAAGATCACACCAGAGTCTTTGGATATGACTGCACTCCATGAGTTACTTCATGTGTTTTTACACGACTTAATGACTGTGGCTCAAGACCCTAAATCATCACAAGATGAGGTAGAAATGCAAGAGCATAGAATCATTAACCTTCTCGAAAAGTTGTTGTCTAAGGATTCCAATGGCTAGTCATAACGAAACGTGTACAGATACCGAGTTCATCCAACTATGGGGTCAACTGCAATCTGCCACAAGAATTGCCGAACACCTTGGAATTGCACTTAGGGCAGTTCATTTGCGTAGAAGGCATATCGAAAAAGAATACAACATGGCACTTAGCGCAAGTGACCCTCGTGGCTTTAAATACGATAGAAACAAACCCAAGTCATTTAGCCCACTTAAACAGGTAGACCTTGGCATCCTCGATGGGTGCGTTATTGTGTTCTCAGATGCCCACTTCATTCCTAGTCAGCGTACAACAGCGTTTAAAGGGCTTCTATGGGCTATACAGGAGTTCAAACCGAAGGCGGTGATATGTAACGGGGATGCTTTTGATGGAGCGTCTATATCAAGGCACGATGTAACTGACCAACCACAGACTTCTGTTATCCAAGAGTTAAAGGCTTGTCAGGGTGCGCTTAACGAAATAGAGGAGATTGCAAAGTCTGTCCGACATAATGTAAAGCTACTGTTTACATGGGGTAATCACGACATTCGGTTTGGTAATCGTTTAGCACAACAAGCACCACAGTTTAAGGAAGTTCAGGGGTTTAAGCTGACAGACCACATTCCTGAGTGGGAGTTTTGTTGGGCAGTATGGCCTACAGATCAGGTTGTTGTTAAGCACCGATACAAGGGCGGTATTCACGCTACTCACAACAATACTGTTAACGCAGGTGTATCTATCGTAACTGGACACTTGCACTCGTTAAAGGTTACTCCTTTTAGCGACTACAACGGATGTAGATATGGAGTCGATACAGGAACTTTGGCTGAGACTGATGGCCCACAGTTCACCTATGCAGAGATAAACCCAAACAACCACAGATCAGGCTTTGCGGTGTTAAACTTCTTCAATGGTCAGCTTTTATGGCCCGAACTCGTCCACAAATTTGATGAAGATCAGATTCAGTTTAGAGGCGAAGTGATTGATGTAGGTGCGTTTTGAGTGCTTGGCTAATCATCCTCACAGGGGCAATCTATGCCTATATCGCAGGTGAGCAATTATGGAAAGATAACCCGCACATGGCGATTGTCTATGCGGGTTATGCGTTTAGCAATGTGGGGCTTTATCTGTTGGCAAAGTAATCTCCCACTCTCGCTCATTCCTGCCAGAGTTTGATCTAACTGTGTTACCTGTGAGGTTTATAAGACCTATGATCTTCATCTCGTTTAAGCGTCTAGCGACTTGATTGCTATCTAGGTTAGTCAATCCAGCTATGCCGTCTTTACCTAGCGCACCGTACTCTTGTAAACACTCTAAGATAATCTGGTGGTGCTGAGAGACTACAGGCTTAATAGCCTCTGCTGCCTCGAATGAAGTGAGTGGGTCTGTAGTCCTAACTCTTGGGAAGTCAGGAAAGATGCGGTCAAAATACTTTTTGTAATCCATTATTTTCTCCTTAAAGCGGGTACTCGCTGCGTCTATTGGTCTGCACCGCATGAACTAAATCACTTGGCTGAGTGTTCTCCAATAGCATCCGCTTTCCCCTATTAACTTATTTAAAATGGCGCATCGTCAAAGTCATCTCTAAGAGAACGCTTTGCAGGTGCTTTAGCTTCCTTCTGATCTTTAGCCTTGATAGACAAGGACATAAATTTAGCGCCATCTTTGCTTTCTTTTAGCCATGCGCTAATCCAGAAATCTACACCCTCTACATTGAGTGAGCCTTTGTAGTGAGGAAACTTCTCATCATCTCTGCGTTCATTCTTAAATAACGCACCACGATTTTCATTGTTATATTCCATTTAATACTCCTTTGTAAGCTGAAAACTCTTTATGCAACTTGTTTGTTGCTTCTATTGCGACTAGTTCAGCTAATTCTTTATCGTCATAGTAACCAAAACTATGACATTTTGAATTAACCCTTAATTGAACAAACCATTTTTTATCTCTTTTGTGCCACATTACTCCTTTAATTCCACTTGTATTTCTTGTGCTAACTTTTTGATTCATTGCATTTTGAGATTTTGTTGCTTCTCTCAAATTTTCAATTCTGTTATTTTTTTTATTGCCATCAATGTGGTCAACAAATTTAGGCAAATATCCATGATGATACAAAAAAATCAATCTATGAACTTTTTGAAATTTTGAATTTACATGAATTCTGTAATAACCAGTTTTTTCATCAAATGTTCCAGCAACTTGACCAATTTTTATTGCGTAACCTTTTTGAACTTTCCAGTACAAAACTCCATCTGTATAGTCAAAATAATCACGTACTTCTTTTTGCGTAAGCATAGTTCACTCCATCAAGTGTCATCAAAAGGTTGTGGCAAGAAATGATGAGTTTCCTTTCGGGCTGCAGACCCTAGCCACACTTGCATTTTACACACCTTTAGCGTTCTTTAACGCTCTTCT